CCCTCCTGCCCATCAAACTGGATAGCGTGAAGAGTTTCATCAAAATCAAAGTTAGGTAGTTTTAGAGCGCTGCCATCAACTAGAACTACTTTATCTGGTGCAATAACTGTTACGTGCATAACTTCTCCTATAGATATTTAATGTAAAACACGCCGATGTATGGCGGCCGGTTTTCATGCGCCTGAGAACCACCAGTGTGAGCCGTTCCATCATCGGGATCGCCAGTATTGCGGCTGTTGAAGTTGTGATAAGTGGAACCCGACAGATCATTACCAGTCTCATATGCGATTAGGTGGTCATGTGACGCAGTCGTGCTTACGGTTGGAGAAACCTTTTCAGCACCACCTTTGCTTCCAACGGAATATTTTCCGCCTGCACCAACGGTAAATCGGTCTCTCATATTGGGTGTACTTACATTCCTGCCATCTGGAGAAGCATATGTGCGGCCATCACATACGCCGTATCGCAAATCGGGTTGTCCCGTTTTTTCATCTATAGGCCGTCCGGAGCTGTTTACAGAACCACTAAATAATTCAATGCCACCATGAATTTTAGAGTCTGCAATACGCGATCTGACTTCGCTTTCTGTGTAATAACGTGAATCGTGATTGTGATTCGATGCAGCTTTGGTATTTGCGGCATTTAATGCCTGTGTTCCTCTATCGTATGCAGTCTTTGCGGCTAAGCTTGTAGCCAGTACATCATTACGGCTTGAACTGACACTGTGGCTCTTCGCGTTAGGTAGTTCACCAAGCCCCACATGTGCAGGCGTATGCGTATGTGTTTTGGTGGCATACACGCTATTATGGTGGTGATTGGATGCTGCCTTTTGACCCGCGAGATCAAGAGCCTGCTTTCCTTTGTCATACGCAATTTTCACAGCCTTACTTGTGGCAAGGCTGTTGCTACTGGTGGATGTTACGCTGTCACTTTTCGCGTTAGGTAAATTGCTTAAACCTACCTGATTAGGGGTGTGCGTATGCCCAGCTGGTGGAAAAACAGAAGGCTTGCCGGTAATAACACTCCACGTATGGGTATGAGTCCGCAACAGTTCGCGAATATCGTGATGCGCGTTTGGCGCTGTGTTGTGGTTTTCCAAGTCTTCATTTGTTACAGGCACAGTGCTTTCAACGCGGATTTCTACCGTTGAATTACTGGAACACTTAATGCGCAGCGTAACAGGAATTTCAATGCGGTATTCATCGTTAGCGCTGATCCATGTAGATTTAACAGGCGGTACGCAATCTGCCATGTAAAGTACTTCAGAGCCGTCTTTTTTTTCTGCAATCACACCCAGCTCTGTAAGGGCAAAGCCTTCATCAAGTGTTACGTTTGTGAGTACGCACGTAATGTCTGCTGCGCCGCCGGACTGTCTGCCGCCACTTGGGGCAACGCGCATTACTTCGTTGTTGAGCGCTGTTAAGTTTCTTTCGGCGTATTCTTCGTCTGTCCATGCGCCACTGCCAAATGCAATGCCGGTAATGGTCAATTCTTCGCTACCTGCGTGAACTTGTGCAAGTAACGTCTGTCCTACCTCAGTAGTTCGGACGTTGATAAATGTTGCCATGGGTGTTCCTTTTTACAGTTGAGAGTTGCACAAGATGCTTGGGAGAAAAAACGCCACACCAACACTGCCGCATTGTCCGCTACCGGATGCATGATGCTGCATTACGCCGATAATAGGCTGTGCAACCTCGCACATACCGCCAACTACAAGGCTGCTTTCTGCACTGCGGGGTATGACAAGCGCGTCTAGGTGCTGGCTCTGCCGTTTAGTTTCGGTAAGGATGCGTGTGAGTTTGCCGAATGAATCTTTTGTTACAGGATCATCATTATCCACACGCACTTTAAAGGTGCCGCGTGTGCCGCCGTCTTCGTGCCATTCCTCTAGTGTTGCGTTGCCGTACACCGTTTCCAGTGCATCACGTACACACCAGCTGGTGCCGCGTGTCATGTTCCAGATAAGGGACTTTTTAATGACTTCGCGTTTGCGTTCCACACTGAAAGCCGGCTCCCAGAACGGCGCGCATAATTCACGCGCTAGTATGGAAAGTTCCGGCTCCACCATGTCATCAACACGCAATAAGAACTGCGGCACATTCATTGTGGCAAGCAGCAGCGAAAATTCTATATCAATTACTTCTGCCAGCGCCTTGGTGGTTGCATCATCCTTGATGGAATCCGGAAGCAGATCTGCAAAATGAAGTTCCGTAAGAGTGGTCATTAGGCTTGCACCCCACCAAAGTTGATTGTGGTTCCGGTACAGACTGCCACTTGCGTCGATGCAACAGCGGCATACGCTGGCAAAGCTACATTCACATTCTGAACGCCGGCACTGCGTAAACGGTGAATTAGTTCGGAAGGGTTAATGTCACGTCCAAGGCGCAGGCGCTGCCATTGGGTGAACTCTGCAACAATGTGTTCAACTTCTGCGGCAAGTGCTGCTTGCTTCGGTACAGATGGCGCGTACCATGTAATATTTAGCGTATATTCAATCTGTGCGGGCGCGAGTACCTGCACTCTGTCACCTTGCGGGCGCACTTTGTCCGGAGAAAGAACAGCGGCAACCTGTGCCAGTTCTTCAGTGGTGGGAATGCGGCCTTTTTCCATAAGTACATACACTTCAATTTCACACGGCTGCGGAGAGACTGAAACGGCGTGTGCAACTTCCTGATGTGCAGACATGGCCCACCAGCCATACGCACCAACGGGGCCGGCTGTACTAAACCCACGCGGCGCTTTGAGGGCGCGTTCTCGCAAGTGGTCGTTACTTTCCACGTTTGCACCGCCCATGCTTGTGGCGGTGTTCTGTACAGAAACAATGCCCGCAATCGGCTTCACAAGCTTATTGATCTGTCCAGCTGCAAAGCCGTTGGCAATGCTGCCGGCTGTTTCACATGCAGCTTTTACCGTTACTGTTGTTTTGCCAGCAACAAGTCCTGCATCTTCAGTTGTGGCAAACATAAGCTTGCCATCAGGTGTAATCTGCGAACCCTTGGGAACAACAATGCCTGTGTGTTCTGCTTCTGCCGTAAATTCAAAAGGACCTGAAGCATACGCCGCATCGAGGCGCTTGGTAGAAACAAACGCGCTTACGTGGTCAAGGTGCTCATCTTCTGCATAGGTGGCTAAATTCTGCTTTGCGCTATGGTCAAACTCACTGCGGATCAGCGCGAACTCCATTGCTGTACTTTCCAACAACAGACGTTCAGGCGCACCCGGGTAAAGTTTTGTACCTGTAATCGCTTCGAAGTTTGCAATCATGCGCGCTTCAATCTTTGCAGGGTCGTTATCTACAAATGTAAGATCGGGAAGACTCATGTTGCCTCCTTAATTTCAAGCGTAACAACGGGGTACAGCCGCCCGTCAGCGGCTTCACTGGTGCGAGGGGCAAACTCAACACGCAGCACACGCACACGTGGTTCCTGCTTCTCAACCTCTGCGATTACTTCGCCCGTAAACAGCGCCATGGCCTCTGCTTGCGGCTTATCTAAAAACGTTTGCCTAATACCAAAGGTTCTATCCAGCGGTACAGTGCCGCGCGTGGTGGAAAGTATGTTCCGAACATTTTGCAGGATTGCTGTAATACTCGTTGCCCCATACTGCTGGCGCCATTCGGTGGTGGTATCTACGGTGTACATTTAAAAATATTCCTTCAGCTTCAGTTGAACTTCTGCGGACTGAATCGCGCCGCCGTATCCAAACTTGTTCACGGTCACATCAAGATTTAACAGGGCGTAATTGCCGTAGTTGCGTCCGCCTAATACTAGTGGGTATGCCTGTTCGCTTTCCTGCATGGCTTCCAGCTCTGCTATGCGTGCAGCTGGCTTTTTGCAGAATGGATGCATCAACTTGATAGTGATTGAAATGTCACGCAGGCCAATGCCAAGATGCTGGCCTTTGGGCGCAGCGTGCAGAATGGTGTGTTCTGCAAAACGGGCAGGACGTGACACGTTAAACTTTTCCGGCGTTATGGTGTTTTCGCGTGAAACCTGAAATGCGATTGTCCCGAAAGATCCTATAGGACTCTGCGGCGGTACGGCCTGTGTAGTTGTCATGCTTTGCGACGTAGGCACGGGCTGCGTTGTTACAGGCGCAACCTGTGGCGCTGGCATAGCAACGGTTTCTGTGTGTACCTGTTGCATATTCTCAGTAATCTGCGGCACGGGTTTCTTGTCCTTCATGCCATCCAGTGCGGTATCTACAAGCTTGGAACGGAGTCCATTGTCGTTTGCTACGCTCCAGCCATCCACGGGAATTTTTACGAACCGTCCATGCAAAAAGCTGTTTGCAACTTGGTCAGGTGTTCCGCCGGCTGTTGCGTTTCCTGTTGCTTCGTAAAGATCACGCGTAAGGGCTGAATGCTCGCGTTCCATCTGGCGCGTAACAAGTGTAAGTCCTTCGTGCTCGAGCGTGGTGCCTGCTTGTTCTGCAATCTCTCGTGCAACTTTAGGAATGCCTTCTGCGGCGCGCCCGTTTGCAAACAGTTCGTTACTGATAGTTTTCAGCAAGCTAGTCATGCGGTGCTCCTGTGTCGCCACCATGCGGGCATGTGTGCTTGTGGCCGTTGAGTGATACGTTTGCCACTACATCTGCATCGGTTGAAATATCGTCTGTGGTGTGCAGCTTTCCTTTAAATGAAGCATCGCCACCATTGGAGCCGCCACCTTGAGAGAGTGCGCCGTTGATAAAAGTCTTGCCGTTAAGCGTAATAATCGGAGCATTGAGCGTAATAGACTTCTTAGAAGTTCCGGTAATCGTTCCGTCAGCTATTGCGGAAATGTTGCCGGTTGTTTTTATGTTGGCATCACCGGGGATAACTGCGGAAAGAACGTGCGTATTTCGGTCGTACTCAATGGTTGCACCGTCTTTAAATCGTGCATGCCACTTGTCGCGAGTAGTAACAGGCACGGGGTCTGTTTCAGAATAGTAGGCACCTAGCACAAAGCCTTGCTCGTTACCGGATGGAAGAAAGGCACACAGCACCATTTCACCAACATCCGGCATAATGTATTGCTTGTCCTTGTGGGTTTTGGCTTGCAGTACGCGCAGGTCAAAACTTTCCATGTTGTCTGCATCTGGCATTACAACGCGGCAGGTTCCGGCTGCATCGCTAACGGACGTCACCTTGCCGATCTGAAATAAGTTACCAAGCACCGCAGCCAGTGCGCCAATGTCGTGGGTGTAGTCTTGCATTAGTAATTCACCGTCCTGCGGATAGAGAGAGACACGGTATAGCCACCTTCACCCGTTGTATGCGTGGATTTCTCAATAGCGTACAAGCCGTTCAAAACTCCGAAACCACCTAGCGTGCAGACAGAGCCTGCAATACAATGCGGGTTGCCCATACAAGAGATGGTGCCGCTTGTTTCAAACTTGTTTTTCCT